GCAGCGAAATCCATTCTTAAGTCAAGCTCTTCGTCTCTTCTTGGCATTAATCCGACTATTTTTCCATAGGGGGGAAATCTGCCTGTGCCACCGCTTGTATTTGGAACATCTTTATGGCTAAGATTTAGGAGCTCAATACAATCTTCTGGGAGATTATACCATCTGCGCTTAATTCGCCAAGAAACATCGTCAATATTTGTGTCACCAAGAAATTGGCGAGATAAAAGTATTTGACTTGTGCTAACTACTTTAGAAATTGTGTATTCATAATTTTGTATTTCTATTGGCTGACCTTCCCATAGGTCTGGAAGGAGCCTATCCATTGTTCCCGAGAATACTACCTGCCTGCTTCCTTTTGTTACGCTTGCATTTATATCTGGTCCAGTTGGATTTTCTCTAGCTGGTAACATGTCTGGATGGAATCTAAAGTAATATTCTTTAAATCCGAATGTCCAACGTTTCATTGTCCAAATGGTGTAGTAGGCATCATTGATTAAATCATCAAGCTGATCATTGTAAGCCGCAAGCTGAGGGCTATAATCGCTGATATTTTTAATTTTTTCCTTGATCGCGGTTAAATTAGCCATCTATATTCTCCATTTCACAGATGATGTGGTCTAGTTGTTCTTGGTCTTCTTTTACAAAGTATTCAGACCATTGCCTAATTTTATCAAATAATGGCTCTTCGCCTATGTATTTGTGCATTAGGTAGTTGACGAAATCTTCGTCTGCTTTGCTTCCTTTGGTTTTTAATTCTAAGAGCAATCCGAAATAGGTATATTCCATAGAAACACCTCGCTCTACATATATGGATTAGTCAAGCAAAAACTAAGGCCCGGCAGAGCCGAGCCTTAGAATCTTTAGATTTTTAATTTAGATTAGAACTGCTTGATGAATAATACTTTTGCAACGTTTGCAGTATCTGCTTCAACAGCGATTGCTACAATTGGATAAGTAGCAGCAGCTGAAGCAACTGCTAGCTGTCCAGCGGTAGCACCTACTGTTAGGTTGCTTCCAGCTACGGTTGCGCCATCTACGGCTGCAGATGCTATACCTGAAATAAGAACAAGTATTTTTGATTCTGCGGTTAGTGAGCCGTCGGTCTCAGCAGAGCTGAGAACAATGCCAACTACGCAGGTTGAGGTTGCAACGTCAGTATCTGCTTTTATAACGTATAGTGTTTTATCACCATCTGCTGTTTTGTTCAAGTCAAAAGCAACAGCATCACCTTTAGCGACAGTGGCAGAGGCAAGAAATACTTCTGTCTGAAGTCTGTGTGATACACCTTTTGGTGATATAACAGTGTATGAGCCAGGAACAGTGGTTGAAGATTCGAACGCTGTTGAATCCAGATTCTGAATAAGTGTTGAAGTAGCCATTTTTTATTCTCCTTTTTTTTAAGTGGTTAAAGATTACTGAAGATTTACACCGACTGCCTGACCGCCGAGGAAATCTGCGACGAGCTGACACTTGACATAGAGGTTAGCAGATCTGGCGGTTGTACCGGAGATGTGCTCGAAAGGAGAAACAGAGAAATCGCCTTCGCTGTGGAATACAAGCTTGATACCATCGTAGTTGAGCATGTATGCATCTAAGGTTTCTCCGACAACGCCGGTGTTAAAGCCCATTTCTGGATCTGATTCAGCGAGCGCGCCGTTGAAAGCTAGTCCCATTCTTCCGCCGTCTAAAGTCTTTGTATCAATAAATCTTTGGACATCGAAGAGCTCTTTTCTGTAGCGAGCGAGGGCAGCTTGTGAGAATATAACATGGTCAATGTCGCCCATTGGTGACACTGCGTTTGCAGCGATGTACATGTTGTAGAGGTTGGTCATAAAGTCAGCTGTTACGGCACCGTTTGAGAACTGGTTTAGCCAACCTGAGACGGGGAAGGTAGCCTTAGAGATACCACCAACTACGTTGGTCTGTGTACCTGCTGGTGATGGTGCTCTGGGCTCAAGGAAACCAGCTCCACCGGCAGATGAGCCATTCAAGGTATTAAGTGAAGTCAAAACGGTGCTATTTCCTCTTAGAACCTGCTTGTTCAATTCTCTTCTGAGCATTCCCATTACTGATTTCATACGGGCTTCGAGAATTTTGACAATAGCGTATTCACCGCTATTCTCGAGCTCCTCTTTCTTGGTTATGACGATCGGGCTACAACAGTCCATCCAATCATAAACTGCTGGTCTGAGGACATCGTTAACCGCGAGGGAAACGGGCTCGTAGCCGGTAGCCAATTGTGTTATTGTGCTGTGTTCTTGAATTGAGAGGGGACGTTGAATCTTGATTCCGCCTTTCTCAATCTCAACACCGCCTGCTTTTTTTACACCGTCAAGAAACGCAACCTTTTTGTACAATTCATCCACCTCGCCATCGCGAATGCTGTATAGTGTTGACGATAATAGATCATTACTGATAGCCATGATAATTCTCCTAAATTTTTTAATTGTTGAATAAAACTAGATAAATATTTAAGCGTGTTTGCAAAATGCAAGTGCTTTAAGTGATTCACGCAGTTTTCAACAGATAGGTAATCTATGAGATTCTAGCTGATGTAGGTCGGGAGATCCTGCACCTATATAAAGTAAAGAAAAAGTCAAGTAATTTTACTTAGCTCCCTCTGTAAATACCAAATAGCTTTTTCTAAATCTTCTTTGGCAGACGAGCCTTCTTTCTTGCCAGCGCGTGCTATGTATTTTACACAATTTCCAAGGCAGAAAGAAAGATCCCATTCTTCTATAACTTCAATTGCTTGAATCTTTGACTTATAATGTTCTGGATTTATTTTGTCCATTGCTTCCTCTTTAGCTTGACGGTCAACAGGTCTACGACCGCTGCCATCTACCTACAAGACTAATTAACCAGTTTATTTTATCTTGTCGGTAGATGCCTTTGCGTCCGGAGGACCGTTGAGCGTTTCTGTCTAACTACCTTGCCTCTCCTTCAGGGCCTCCGGCCTCATAATGTTTACATTATATAAAGTAGTGAGGAGGCAAAATTGTCTAAGGCTCCCAAAATATTTGTGAATTATTTCATTCCATTACTTTTGTGCCAATTATATGCTTCCATAGCATTCTTAAATTTAGGAGCAGCAGCTACAGCGGTTCTACTTCCTACAGATGACTTAAGCGCAGTATCTCTTCGGAGAGCCTTCTGTTCAGCAAAGCGAGATTTCTCTTCCGTGGCTTTAGCTCCACCAATTTTTGCTTTTATAATATAGAATGCATCTTCTAATTTTAGTTCTGGTCTTTGTGCAAGAAGCTCAAGTATAGGCGTCCTATAAGTAGGATCTGTAAGCTCAGGATTCTCTCTCTTAAAGTCATCTAGCTGAAGTTTTCTTTGTTGAACCTGTAATTCTTCCTGAGCAGGCTGAAGCATTTCTTTTAACATTAATTGTGCTTGTCTACTTATTTCTGCTTTCATGCCTTCTGGATCAAAGAGATCGTATTCCTGGATAGTGTCTATGTTCTCAAGCTTACGAGCTAAAGAGCCTTGCATAATATGTTCGTTTTTACGGAACATCTCAGCTTCTTTATCTTCAAGTGATTTTCTCATAGAAGAAATCTCTTGTGTTTTCCGTGTGTAATCACTTCTTATATTTGCTAAATGTTTCCGTACATCTTCAGGTACGTGTTGCATCCAGTGTGCTAAAGGTTTCATACCTTTATGAGAATCTTCTGATCCGAATTCTGGATATTGCTCATCATCTATATTGAGCAAATCTTCTAGCGTCATGTTATCTGGCAAATCTACTGAGGTGTTGTCGATTGTATCAACAGTCTCGTTGTTATCTAACATTTTTTATTCCTTTTTTTTAAAATCTCTGACTTTTAATAATTTACTATTTTCTGTAACTTTTGCTTTTAAATTAGTTAGCAAGAATGCTAGCTCATAAGCTTCATCCCAATTGATTCCTTTGTTTACAGCAGCTTCTAAAACTTCTATAAGATGGCTAACATCTTCTCTTGCTAATTTCATTTTTTATAGCCTCTCCATAAGCATTGCATCTTCTTCTTCTGGGCTCATTGCCATCTCTTCTTCCATTTCAGGAGCCTGCTCTTCCTTCTGGTCTTCTTGTAGGAATCTTTTAAATTCTCTATCTTTTGCTAACATTTCTATTTTACCGGATAAAGACATTAATCCTGCGTCATCTCTAATTTGGCTTAGATCTATTTTCATTTCTGGATTTAGAATGCCTTCGTCAACAGCATCGTCAACTGCGGCAACAAACATAGACAATATTCTAGTAAAATCGGTTGGCAGCTGATCTGTGTCCATAACCTTTGGATACGAGGGATCTTGGCCAAATAAAACAAGAAGCTTATTTGTATTCTTAACCAAAGGATCGAGACCTCTTGAAGTAAAGGTGCCTTTGGGAGCCATTGTAGCATAAGTATCCTCGTCTTCCATTTCTAGTTCATTAAGCTCTTCTGCAATCGGTGAAGAACCTGGTGCTCTACCGCCAATTTGAATTTCTACTTCAACAGCTGGTTTCTTTTTCATCTCTTTCACAGAATCTCCCTTCATCATTTTCATCATCATAATCTCCTTTTTAGATTGTTATTTTTTCGTTAAATGTTTCATTAAGAGAGCCGTCAAGGCAAGCTTCAGTAGTAAAGGTTTCTGTCATAGCTCTGATTTTATCGCCGCCATATTCAGTAACCTTACTATTATAAGTATCTGTCAACTTGTCTTGCTCTTTTAATTTATCTAATTTTTTAGCCTGTTGATCTTCCCACCAATGTGGAGCTAGGTCACTTTCACTAACAAAGCCTTTTGCCTCAAGTATCTTTGCTTCTTCTCTTTTAGAATGTACTTTTTTACCTAGTGCGTGAGAATGAAATCCCTGTCCTTCTAAACCGGCGTTCCAGCCCCCATTCCACAATGTGCTAGTTTTTGCAAGTAGAGGAGGTAATTTTTTCATTACAATATCGCAGGTAACACAAAGTACTTCGACAGATCCATCTCTAGATTTAAGAAACTTTTCCTCAACATTCCCACAGGACATGCACTTAAAATCAAATAACGGCATCAGCCTCTTCCTTGTAGGGCGCTAGCGAGCTGCTGAGCGTCTGTGTCGCCTGTGGCTACACCACCACTGATGTTAGCTACATCTGCGGCTGAGGGGGCAGCAGCAGCGGCAGGGGCAGCTTGCTCAGGTACATCCAAGAAGCTCTTAGGTAATTCATACGCTCTAATTATTTCTTCTTTTATTACTTGAGCAGGAACGCCTAATCCCTGCAAGGTTGGAAGCAAACTTAAAAGATTTTGTTTTCTTATTGCATCGCTTAATGGTGTGCTTCCCTGATCTAAAGCATTTATCCTAAACTTGCCTTCAAGATCATCAGTGGTAATTGTTCTGCCTTCACCTTCTACATTAAGCACGGCTTTTTCACCATCATCTGCAAGTAATACTAATGTTATAATATAGATATTGACTATGTTTTCAAGTGCTTTGTCTCGTTCTCTGGTTTGCTTACCTATTTCGATTGCAGAATACTGAGCAAGCGCATTTATTTCTGTTTCCC